AGAATCTTTTACCTTTACCACGGTATGGATGTGTTGAGATTGCGGATCTGGCTCTCTAAACCGGTCAGCTCTTACACTAAAATCACCTTGGTAAGTGTTACCCTCTGCATCAGTACCCATCACAAACCCACCAACTCGTCCACCTTCACCTCCTGGATCATATTCCATGCTATCCCAATCCCATGTGATTTTTACTTTATCCTGAGATGCTGCTGGTTCGTTTTCGCTTATATTTACAGGTTCGTTTACGTTATTGCCTTCTGAATCCTGTACTTTAACGATATTGCTAATATGTTCTACGTCTAGGTCAACATCAAAATCAAACTCATCATCGTACCATGAACTGTGACCACGACCTACACGAGCAGATAGATCAGCTTTGTAGTAATTACCTTCTTTATCGTATCCACCCACTGTACCAATAATAAACTTCTCTCCTTCATCATCGTAGTCTTCATCGTATTCTGCATCATTCCAATTCCAGTTTATATCGTGCTTTGAGATCTCACTCAAGCTAGTTGGAGTATCGTAGTTCTTGTAATGACCAGCTTCTTTTTCAGCCTTGTATTGATTGATTGCGTCTTCAAACTCATCATCGTCATCAGACGTTTTACGCTTAATGAGTTGCTTTCTGTATTCAGCTTCTTTGTCAGGATTACCTGCCATTTGCTGACCTGATGGACCTATTTCAGATACTTCCGATAGTATGCGTTTTCCTTTTAGAATCTTGATTGAATCATCAAAGCTATTAACAGGGGATATGTGTTGTGGAAACTGCATACGTAGATTACGCATAAAGTTTGCCTTAGACATTCTACCCTCTAAGAGGTCTTTGTATTGTGCTTGAATATTTTTCATACTAATAAATAGTTAAGATCATTTCTCTTGGTTAATTGTAAGCTTTGCAAAGTAGTCAGCAGCTTCTTTTAAGCTGTTTACTACGTCTCTTATATCTTTTAAATCCATTTGGATGTAATCGAGGTCTGTAACTATTTTATCAAGGGTCTTCACGTTCTTCGGTGAATCCATATAATCAAATGCGTCGACTATGTCAAAATACTTTTCATGCGCTGTCGATGCTATTTTTGCTGCCTCTGTAGACTTCTTTAATAAGTCATCTATTTGGTTAGGATTTGCTAGAATATCCTGGATTGTTATGTCACCGATCTTACCAACAAACGATTGTGCTATTCTCATTAGCTTATCGTATGTGTTTTGCGCTTCAGGAATAAACTGATCTATTCGCTCTGAAGTGTATTGTAGCTTATCTGCTTCGTGTAGTTTCTTTTTTTTCATCGTCCTTGTCCGCGATAGTTTTTTTCGCTTCTATCGTGCTTGTTGAATGATTTTTGAGACTTACCCTTTTTACGCTTACCAAAAGTAATCTTTCTGGATTCGCCACCTTTTGCTCCTTTTGCCATTACTTTAATTTTTTTACTTTTGAAAACACTTCAACAACCCTTTTATGTACTTTTTCAAAAACCTTATGAGTATTGCGAGCGTACTCGAGAGTTTCTTCACCTTCAGATAACTCTTGCTTCATTTGTGATGTAAATTCCAAAAGCTTGCTAACCTCTTCAAGCTTCTTATTTATCATTTTAACTGCCTCATGCATTTGTTGAGGCTTACTTCTTATAGCTGCTTCTTTCTTGAATTGTGAGTATCTATTACCTTCCCAGAGCTCTTCTACATCGATGCTCTGCATTTTCTTACCAGCTTCTTTTGCACTAGGAGCTTTGGTAAATCCAAAATTCTTATATGCACTTAGGTTACTTGCTCCTTGCTTATTTGTTTTTGCTGGACTGCCTGCTAGTCTCGGTGCGTCTTCTTTGACTTTCTTACGTGTTCCTGCAAAATACTGCTCACCATCACCAGCTGTGGCAGTTGCAGCAGTGGGTCCACCAGTTACCATACCACCAACAGAACTTGTTTCTTGAACTCCAACTGTTTGTTTAGTTATCTCTACAGCCTTACTTGGTGTGATTAAACCAACTTTAACAGCATTAACAAGCATCTCTATCGTATCTTCACTAGCTCCAAGCTCACTTAGCATTGATCTAAGTGAGTCGTAAGCATCCATTTCAGCAAGTAACCGCTGTGTTGCAAATTGATTATTCATTATTTTTGAGCCTTAAGTTCTTGGAGTAGTTGATAGTATTGCATAAGTCCTATAAGAACCTCATCCTTTATTGCTTCGTTACTGCCGATTGGCTTTATGAAGTTTGTAACCTCATTGAGTTTAATCTGCAATACCTTATTTGACGTCCTCTTTCCGTAGTCAGCTAGCTCTGTTTTGACTTCTAGCAACTTCTTATTTAAGTACTCTCTAAGTGTTTTCGTATCTGATACGTTATTTATGTACTCTTTTAGGATCTCTTTTTGCTCCTCTGATAAGACTGAGTACTTGCTATTGAACTTCTCAACCAGAATCTTATAGGCTAGTAGTCGGATTTCTTTATCTTCTTTCATGAAATCTTCTACTACTTTAGATCCAAGCCTACGTTCAGTTAACGTTTCTTTAGTAATATGTTCCAGTAGATTAATCTTATTTGATACGATCTGCTGTGTATCCGTTGTGTTCTTTGTTAGCTGCGACTCTATTAGTGTGTAAATTGAAGCACTGATTCGGTAGTTCTCGATCTTTGCTTTGAAAAAATCATCTAAATCGTAGTGCTTTTTAACCTCTCTGATAAGGTTATATTTGTCTTTGTCGAGCCTAGCTCTGTCTAAGTTCTTTGCTTGATCTATTACTGTTGACAGCAGCACATCTGCTTTTGATTCAGCTAGTTTAGGTGCATTTATTATAGCATTGTAGAGTTTGTATTCCCTACCTAGCTCTGTGTCTGTGAAATACTTTTTGAAGATTTTCATAGCTTTTGGCTCCTTGTTGGACATAAGGTCCGACGTTGCTTGCCTCACTAAAAGCTCAAATAGTATCCCAGTATTTTTGTATTTGCTGTGTTTGATCATTACAGTTTACCTTACTTATAAATAGATGAGAATCACTCTAAATCAGGCTTAATCTGATTTTCGTTTAGAAGCTGACTTTCTTTGAATAGGTTTGTTTTCCTAGCCATGCTTTTTAACGTTTCTTTGTTCTTCAGATATGTTGCCTTAGTTATTGTGTTCTCTTTCAGAGACAGTGGTGAATTGCCTGTGTACTTCACTTTTAGACTGTCTTCTCCGCTTGTTGGTTTGGCTTTTAGATCATACACACCCATTCTATCTGAGCCTAAAGGATCGTCGTTAGTATTAATCAACGATACCTTATCCTGCGGTCTACCTGGAAGTTTGGTTGGTTCTGTTGGATTGATTTCATCGTATCCTTGTGGCACTTCGTTGCCAGCTAGGTTTGTATTTCCATAACCACCGTACATAGAAGCAATTTGGTGAGGAGTACCGTAAGCTTGTCCTGTTTCTGCAGGATCGTTTCCTTCTTCCTCTATCTGTTTCATGCGGAATGCACGCTTCTTGTCTTCAACTATGAGATCACGATACTCTTCAAACTCTTCCTCAGAGAAGTGGAACAACTTATCGTAGATCCAATCAGTTGGTAGGAAGCTTACTTCCATCATCTGAGCTGCTAGATCCATCTTCTCTTTCATGAGTGCTATCCTCTCCTGCTCATATATTATGGAAGGAGTTGTTAGCATTAAGTCGAAGTTGGTCAAAGACTCGTCATCGTAACCGTGAGCATAAAGATGTACCAATGCTATTTTGGTAAGTTCACTAAGTACTATGCGTTGTATACGCTCAATGGTACGTGCAAAACGAATATCTTCTGCTGCTAATGTTGCTTTACCAGTCAAATCTTTCTCATATCCTAAGAAAGCTTTTGGTATTTTAAGTGCCGCAAAGAGCTTGTTGAGTAGATAGTTTACGTCCTCAATACCGTTATACTCTAGTGGTGGTGCATTGTCTATTCTAGTTGACTGATCATTACCACGTACTGGAATGAAGAAGTCTTCTAGCATGTTTTGTACGTTGTAGTTTAGGTTGTACTGACCTGTTCTACCATCAACAAGAGGTGTTTTCTTCATCTTGCTGATCATGCGTTGCATGTAGTTCTCAACTTCATTTGGTGGTATGGCTCCTACATTCACATAAAAGATACGACGCTGTGGTGCACGTGTTAATCTGTGAATCAACATGGCATCTTCCATAAGCACATACTGCTTGTAAAGCTTTCTTCCTGCTTCTAGGTAAGATCGTCCGTAAGGTAGATAGTTAATATCACCAATCAACCTCAAGTGAGCCATCTCATAGTTGTAGAAAGTAATGCCTAAGTCAGTGTTTTGGTACGATGTTGAGTATCCAGCAGTAGCACCTAAGGCTGCAGTTGGGTCATACTTAAATATAACCTCAGAAGGATTATGTGGATTGGTACCTTCAAGCCTCACAATGTTGTAAGCTGAGAACGGAATTACGTTATAAACACCAAATTCCTCAGCAATTTCTAACTTGAGAAAGAAATCACCATACTTACACATATTCCTTATCCAGAACCATAGGTTAAACTCTATGTTCAACACATCATAGAAAAGGCTATAAAGGATCTTTTGTATGTTTTCATCTGCTGATCTTATTTGTAAGACCTCTCCTTGAGCGTTTTTCAAAGTACATTCATCAGCTATAATATCAAGAGCAGAAGCTACAATTGGATCAGTATCCATTGCTTCGTAGTCTGCGTAGATTTGAACGCGCGTACTTTGGTAGTTTTGTGCAAGGTTGAGATTGACGCCATAAGAAGTAGACGTCGTATAAACACGGTTAAAACGGTCTACAAGAGCATTCGTCTGTAGAACACCGTTTACTTGTATATTCTCAACGTCAACCGTCTTCAACTCTCCACCATCATTCCTGATAATAACATCAGTGGAGAATAGTCTTTTCAGCGTTGAAAAGAGGTTGGCTTGTGGTTTTTGATTTTGATCTGCCATATTATATAAATATCATCTTTACTGCTATCCTAAGATCCAAGTTAGATCTTCACTTTGATTATTTCCTGTTTGTAACTGCCATGGATTACTTTGCATTGGTTGGTTTCCTGAGTATACTTGGTAGCCTTGTGTGCTGTTATGAAAGCTGTTGAGGCTTGCATAAGTAAGATCCATTGCTGTTTGCCTAAATCTGATTGCTGTGTCTCTCAAAAACAATCCTATGCTAAATGCCATCACAAGGTCATCGTTGTACCCGTGGAGTGCTTGTGCTTTTCCATTCTTCCAGATAAAGACTCTCAGCTCATCTAACAATCTTTGAGAACGTATTATAACTGTCCTTTCTTCAATAAAAGACCTAGCCTTTTCTATGACAAGTGGTCTTGTACGCTGATTCATGCTAAATCCAGGTACCATACCATCTCCTCTGTCGAACTTTTCAACATATAGATCAATCTGTGTTCCTACGATCTCAGATTTTGGTGAATAATACAAGTTTGAATACCCGGTTTCAACTATTGAAGTTACAACATCCCAACCTATACTAGCATTTTCTATAACAAGCATGGCATTATTCCACTCAATTGCTGTTGAAAGTAGCTTACGACCATAATCCTTTGTTGATAGTTGGTCTCGAAACTCAGCTACTTGTACTAGAGAATCGACCTCTATAACATGAAAAGCTGAAAAGTCCATTCCATCTCCACGTGCTACGTCAGCTACTACCATGTAGGTTTTCTGAGGATCTGGATAGTCCCAAAGCCAATAAACGCCACCTCTATCTCTTCTCTCTAGTGGTTCTCTTACTGTATCTGTCTGGTATATGTTTAGACTTTCAGGTTCAATTACAGTGTTACCTGAAGTTGTAAAGTCACAATCACACTCCTGTGCTGCAGCTCTAGTACCTAGTTGAGCTGTTTGTTCATCTCTCCAATCTTGGCTTCTCTCAGGATGTACTGTCCAAGGTAACGCAATTGGAGTGAATTTATTCTCTCCTATCTGTGCTCTCGTAAATTCTTTGTGAAACCAGTTACCAACACCGTTAGGTGTCGAGATAGCAATACACCTACCACCGGTTGCTAACGTCTGTTGAGCAGCTGTGAAGATCTCTTCAATCTTTTCAATGAAGGCAGCTTCATCTATAACGAGTAGTGATACAGCTTCAGAACGTGCTGAGTCTGTTGCTGCTGATACTGCTTTGATTTGTGATCCGTTTTTCAGCCTGAGACTGAGGCGGTTGTGTTCCATAACCGGTAACTTCATCCAGCTTGGTAGGTTGTCGTATGCAAACCTTACCTTAGTTACCATGTTTTTAGCTGTAGCTTGTGTAGTTGCAAGTACAAGTATGTTCTTATCTTGCTCAAACAGCATCATCCAAAGAGAAAATGCAGATGTTAGAGTTGATAAACCTAGCTGCCTTGACTTGTTGATTATCGTATAATCGTGTTTCTGTAAGAGCCTAAGCATCTTTTCCTGGAAGGGATAGAGATTAAAGGTCATTCGACCTCTAGTTGGATGCTGGATCGTGTAGTATTTCTTCATGAAATACACAGGATCTTGCTTACATTTTATGAGTTCTTGCTTTATAGCATCTGTTATGCTTACTTGATCAGGCATTCAATAGTTTGATGTGACTATAAAAATCTACTTAAAGTGTACACTAATAAATAGCTTTTACATTTCAAATCTAAATCCGTCGTTGATTGCTGTAGCTTTGTGCTGTGCTAGAAGTTCCTGCCACTGTGTTTTTGTATATCTTATACCGTATAGGTAGTATTCTGGACTCTTTTCTTCACTCTCTGGATAGATAATTGCTGGTCCGGTTGTGGAGTGTATCTTAGCAACTCCTTCACCAGTATCCATGTAAGTTATGGTTTTGCCGCAAGTAGTTTTAATTGTTTTGATCGTTGTTACAGTCCTCATGCATTCAAATTTACTAGAAGGTCCTACTTTAGTTTCAAACCAACAAAAAACCCTCCTTTAATTAGGAGGGTTCTTTTCACTTATTGTTCATTCAGATTACGATTCTGTTTCTCCTGCTTCAGCTTCTTCTGGTGCTGGCTCTTCCGAAGGTCCTTCAGGTTCACCTACTGATCCCGAATCTTCTCCTCCTTCTGGACCTTTCGTTTTGATTGGGTTACCTAATAGCAACAACCTTTGTATTGCTTTCATGCAACCTTCTTGTTCACCTATAGTCTGCAGATAGAAACGTTTACCAGCTACAATAGCTTCATAAGTTTTTCCTAGAAAGGTTAGAGTAAACGACTGATCGTTGTGAAGTTGTACTTCGAAAGTAGTAGGCTTTGGAGCTCTGATGTAGATGCCTGTAATGTAATCTTTGTATGCAGATGACATTAGCATTTTCAAAGTTTCATCTAAAGTCGGGTACTTAGTGAGAATGAAAGCAATTGGATTATCCTCAAAGCTTTGGACTTTAGGTTCCATTCTCTCAATCTCGTTGAGTATCAATCTTCTTATTATATCTCTATTTGTCATGTGATTGTTCTTAGTACCAATCTCCGTTTTTTACAACGTCTTCAAAATAATCTTCTATCTTGCTATATTGATCTTTCACAGCATTCCACTCATTGTAGTGGTCTTGAATACCCCTTTCAATTTCTTCAGGTGATAAATCGTCTATGTCTATGTATGGATTAGTTTTCCAGTACCATCCTTCAATTACATCTTTAACAGGATCATTTGGCTGAAATTTATCTTCTTTGAGGATTCCTGCAATTTTTTGTAATTGCCGTACTTCGTTGATCAAGTTTCTTTTCATGTTTTGTTTTTCTTGGTTTCATACATCGCATACCCAGGTCCTGGTTCTTCCATTCTACTAGATTCACCATCTAAATACTCAGCAACTGAGTGCATGTAGTCTGCTGCAAGGCTGATATAAGCTGATACCCAGCCAGGTAGATTGTCACTTTCTCCTACCATGCTGTCGATCTTAGAAGCATTGGAAATCATGTCTCTAAGTTCGTTTTTAGCCATACCAGCCTCATGATCATGACCGTGATTCCAATCACGACCACATTCGTTGCATGGTTGTTTCAGTACGTCTGCTATCTTTATCATGTGCTTATAAATATCTAGGATAGTGATTGTAGCATTGCGATTAACTTAGGATGTGGATACACATCTACTTTATCAGTTCTTACTGAATTGTGAGTGAAAACACCTTTCTCACCTTTCAAAGCTCGTGTGGTAATATCCCAAATATCTGCATTGTAGGTAAGTGGAATACCGTATTTATCTTTCCACAGCACGAGCAAATCTTTTATAGCTGCTATTTGAGCATCTGTATAATCGTGGTAGTATTGAAAACCGCGATGTGGTTTATCGAGTTTGCAAACTTGATCGGCTGGTACTTCTCTGTTTACGTAGTTAAAATACTTACCATCCTTCAAAGTCAACTGACCCCAGTTGCATACTTCTATACCAATTGAGATTTTATCAAGAGACTTATAAGCAACACCATATTTTTGGAAAGTTGATTCCTTGAGTCCCAAATGATATGCCCAATGTTTTGAACTAAATCCTTGTACGACTTCACCATCTTCCCACTTTGCTCCAGCACTAGGTTTGCCTCCTACTGATACACAGGTTGCTATTCTCTCTGTGTTGGATTCCCAACCTTTAAAAACTGCAAACGGATCTGCGTTACCAGCTGTGTGATGGATATAAATTTGTGATTTTGGATGCTCTTCTGCTATGTACTGGTTTGCAGGAAATGTTACTTGAGTTAGTTTCATAGAATATTGGATTTTGTGTTAGACATTTATTTGGTTTTTCCCCATTTTGTTCCTTTGCCTTTGTCTTTGCATGCCGCTGGTGTTGCACGGCAGGAGGGATATTTAGCTCTTTTCTCTCCTTTTTGACGACCGCAAGGTTTGCATTTACCATCACGGCAAGTATTGCAGTCTACCCAACCTCCTCCTCTGTGCTTAAACCACTTGTGTAATGATTCTTCATCCAAGACGTCTTCTTCTTTTAAATCTTTCCAGATATCACCTTGACGGCATCTAACTACAGCACCTGATCTGTACGCACTTGACTTTTTACCGTACTCGCGACGTGCAATACGGAGACAGCGATCTGCTTTTTTCTTTTCCTCTTCTATTGCTTCATTTAATATGTCTAGTAGTTTGATCATGCTTTTTGGTACTTAGAAACTATCCTAAAATCTATTGAAGCTTGTTGGGCTGCTTTTTTTATTTGTGATTGTGTAAGATCTCCTTCTCGTTCCCACCACTCTTCTAAAACTTCTACCTTAATAAAATACTTAATGTCTAGATATCCGGGGCTTTTAGATAGTATTCTTTCTTCAAATAATTTACCTTCTTTTGAATTAACGGAAGGTTTTGGAACTTCGTCTGGACGGAAGAAAGTTGAGTTTTTATTTGCCTTCCAAAACTGCCACTCATTATTCCAAAGATTATCTTCATTGGCTGAGTCTAGTTTGTATTTTTCTGAAACTTTATCACCGTCAATTGTAATTCTTACCGCGGATTGGTGAAGTCCCCATTTATCCCCACCTCCGAAATTCCAACTTCTCGTAGTGGATATAGAATAAGGGTATGTTTTGGACGTAGCAAATCTGCTAATAGCCTTACTAAATTTTAAACCGTTTTCAAATATTGATATCAAATCGGAGATTCTTGTGTAGTGGTATAATATTCCGACTTGTTTTGCTTCGTTTAATAAGTCAATAATCTTAATCATTTACCAGGCTTTACAAGACCAATAACGAGCTTTCCATCTTGGTCCAGGGTTATCACATTTATGTCTAGCACGGAAAGACTTACGACGTTCCGGATTGGACTTCTTTATTTTCATGTTAGGATCACCAAAGTTAACTTTTACTACATTACCTTTGGCATTCTTAACGTATACAGAGCGCTTTTTTGGACCGTCTGGTGTGTTGAATGGTTTGCCTAGTTGTACTTTACGACCTTGGTATTCTGCTTCTTCTATCTTGTCTTTGTACTCAAGTAGCGTTTCTGCTAAGCATGCTTCACAAAAGTGCTCATACTCTAAGCCTTCTTGGTAATCAGCTGGTAGTTTTTTGTGTTCTTCTGAGTCAAAATCTTCCATTGTTGATAGTTCATCAACGGTTATTCCCAACTCTTTTTCTATTTCTATCGCCTCTTCTCTATCCACTGTACTAAGAAATGTTTCAATTTTTCTTTGTAGTGTTATGGGATCTATCTTTGAATATTTCTGCATCTCTCTTTGTTGCAGATCTTCGTTTCCTTGTCCAAAGTACACTACTTTAGCAGCTAATTCTGCTGCTGTTTCAGGCTTCTGTGCAATCTGAGTATCTACGTACTTCATTATGTTCTGGTATCTGTGATCACCAGCACCTATCTCTTCAATTGATTCGTTCTTCCTTCTTTCACAGCTTCTTTTACCAGTTAGGTAAGGTTTAGGACACGCTGTGCCTTTCACATGAACATGGCCGCATTTATGGCAGCAGGTGCCTTTTTCTTCATTCATTTTGATTGCTTTTTTACTTGCTATGTCGTAATAAGATTTGGTGAGTACGTTATTGAACCTCACTACTCTCTGTACCTTTCCACCTTTTACTATCGGTTTGTCAAAAGCTACATCAACCCAATCTACAACTCCTCTACTATCTCCTTGACCACTTGAACCTGCTGAGGTGTCGACAATTTTTCCTTTCTTATAAATATCATGCTCAAAGGTTGAATTTTTCCTATAATCGGCTTTTACTTTATAACCGAGTTGGTCTTTTGAGATCTTCTTTGGATCGTCAACTAATTCAAACTCAGGAGCTTTGGCTTTGCCAAATAGCTCTTCTACATTTATCTGAACTAGGTAGTTTGGTAATCGGTAAGCTTTCTTATCTTTAATTGAATCTATCTTCTCTCGCTTCTGGTGTTTATCCATCGAATCAATTATATCTTCATCCTTTAACTTAGAGGATGGATATACTGTTACCAGTTTTGTTTGTATTGCTATTGCAAGAAAGAAATAACCGACGTTATCCGATGATGTGGTCATTCTTATGTATGAAATCTTCTGACCACTTCTTAGTACTGGTAGAAAGAAGATTACTCCTAGATCATAATCGTTCGATTGTCCTAAAGGAGAACTTTCTAGTTCGTTAAATTTTTGCTGTAGCTTATTTTGCAGATAGGGTACGAGTCGTTCTTCAACGTCCATTTGATCGTAAGTCCCTAAAATATCTTTAGACTCTACCTGAGCTTTGATTATTGTACCTCTCTCTTCTTTTCTCTCCTGGTAATGCTTAGATAACTCGGCTTCTAAAAGCTGTGTAAGCATATTCGTAGCTTTACTAGTGGAGAAATTTAAGTTTGTACTTAGTTGATTGTACTAAAGATGTTATCTCATCATATTGGTTAACTAAAAAGCTATCCTGTGGTAGTTGCTCTTTTATACTATCTAGAAATTTAGTCAAGCCTTCAAAATACAAAATTGGATTGTCATCCTCCTTTAAGCTACTTGACATTCTATATCCACGCAAAATACCATACTGGCCTTGATAACTCTCAGTAATCGCGTCTAGCAGTGGTATAATACCTTCATAGTATCCTTGCAAAGCTACGTGTTGAGCATAGGATGTGCTCTGTAGATGGTAGATGTGAGCCTGATTACGGCTTTGCATCAACGTGCCGATGTACAATCCAAATGCATCCATTATTTTTGTTCTTTATTTTTTTCAGGTAATTGTTGCTTTGCTGCTTCTACCATTTTATGCTTATTGCGCATTTCTTTTATCATGGCCATTTTCCTTTCAGCCATCATGTGGTGCTTATCAGCTTCTTGTGGATTATCAGATGCACTCTTCATGTGCATGTTAATTTCCTTCTGTAACTTGTTTATGTGCTTGTTTAGCTTTTCAATTACAGTATCCTTCTTTGTTTCAAGATTCTTAGCTGACTCGTATACAGCATCAACTAAATCATGCGCTGCATTTATAGCATCGTTTTCATCAAGATAGAATCCATACACCTGCTCAGGCCTAAGACCTCCAATCACCTGCCTAGCAAACATGAAAGGATCTGATTTATGTACAAGCATCTGAGGGTTTTCGGTTGGTGATTCTGGATGTTCTACCACATAAAATTCAAGTTCGCTTTCGAATTTGGATGTTACTTCGTTCATATTTTCGTTTAGTGCTTTTACTTCTTTTTTAGTTTCTTTCTTATCTGCTATGTGTAATGCAGCTAGGTATTTGTTGAGAGCTTGTTTTGTACCTTTGGTTTCCCCTACCTTCTTCCCAGCTTTGTATACTGCGTACTTGCTTCCAACTTTTTTGTGAGTGTAGGGCATTTCCAAATAGTTTATTTATAAATATCTAGTTTTCGTAGTTCAGCTATGCGTTCCTTTATTCGTTGGTGAACCAGTTTTTTGTCTCCACCACCCCACTTTTCAACTTCTCCTGACTCAGATACAAACGAATCGTTTTCATCAACCCACTCATCCAAGAATATTTCCAGGTCGTCTAACTCAGCATTTTTGTTTGAGTTTATTATCTTAGAGACGTACTCTTCATACTGTCCAAGTCTTTTTAACTCACTTTCCATTTTAACTACACAGTCCAAACACTTCTTATGTATGGTCCACATCTTTCTGTTGTATTCATTATCTTTCATAACACCACCACAGCTAGGGCAACTAAGTGGCATGTTTGCTAACTCTCTTATCGAATCGAGCTTGGTTATGTTTTGTTTGATACCACTTTTAATAGTCCAAGTTCGTCCACCTTCCTGCCACACATCTCCTTCCTTGTGAACTTCATTTACTTTTTCATAACCAGTCTGTATTTGCGTTCTATCACCAGTGTTACCTGTTATGATATTTCGCATTCTTTGTACATCCCTTTTCGAAAACTCCTTCTTTAAGTTACTTTCCATATATTTTATTTATTCGTCATCGTCATCTGGAAACAGTTGGTGTACTTTTTTAGTATCAACTTCCATAAACTTGTCTGTGTCTGCTGGATCTTGAACGACTAGAAAGATACCGTTCTTTTTTTCTTGAACTGCTTTCCTAGTTCTGTGGTTTCCATCAATTAAAATGTATTCCGTTTTACCACTCTCTGGATTTTTAAAGTTGACTATTAGTCCTATAGGTCTTTTGTAGTCTATCTCCAGAGCATCTATCTTTTTCTGATCAGCTGCACTAAACTCAGGATGTGAAAGAAAGTGCATCATATCAGGTTTATACTCTTTTTCAATCGCCTTTACCTCTCCACTATCTATCATCCTATAGGCTTCTGATACATCAAAGAGGTAACGTCCGTTATAAGCAGAGAATACCTCATTCTCCATATCGACCTTAGCTTCGTTTAGAGGTGCTTTTGGACGAAGATTTCTAAGCTTTTTTATAGTTGATTCGGTGTTCTTATGTAGTACAGCTATACCACCTGCAGCAGTCCACTTTTCGCAAACATCTTCCCTATCATCTATTAGTATTGCATTTCCTTTTGCATACAAATGTTTACGCTCGGACTGTTCTAGATTGAGTTTTATGCCTGGTAAGTGTTTACTTACCCATGCTTTCTTTCCCTTTACCGATGTTTTGCTGCTTGATGGTGATGATAGTATCTCTGGGTTGAACTTCTTAATGTAATTCCATAGTCTCTTTCCGTCTTGCGTCCAGTGTAAACCTTCCCAAAAGTTCTCCTTTGCTTCGTCAATAGGTTTCCAAAAAGCCTTCTTATCATATTTCATACGAGGAGGGGGTGGATATTTGCCAGTTAGATCTTTATACCCTCTCTTAAAGTCTACCAAAACACCATCCAAATCACAATACAATTTGTAATTTAGCGTCAAATCTTCAAGTATAGCTGCTATTTTTATCATATTGGTCCAAATATTCAAGTATATCTGCTACTTTTGCCCCTACTAGTCTAGATCGTATACACTTTGGTTAAGCTTTCCGTAGTCCCTCATTAGAATACCAGCTAGAGCATTAGCATCATTTTCAATCTCAGAGCCAGTTTCACCTGAATTTGCTCCAATCATGCCAAGCTCATTTTGCCTGTGGTGTACTAATTCATGAGCTAAACTTCTGCAAATATCAGCTAAGTTTCGATTGAGAACAAACACCTTTACTGTATTTAAGCCTGGGTGGTATTCTCCAAAGGATCTTGCATCTGCTACAAACTGCTTGTTTCTGACGAGAGTTATTTGAGGAAGTGATTGAATATTTAACTCCCCCTTCACGTATCCTATGAAATGTTTTAAAGTATCAAGATTCTTGGGAGTCATTTGGAGTTGTTGTTTTAGCGGTTAGATCGTTGAATATAGTTTTTCCAAATCCCTTATTGAATGCTGCTACTGGTATAGTTTCTTTGAAGCCTTCGTAATCACCAGAGGCTAAGAGACCTCTTACGTACGGTGCTGATATCATTCCTTTCTTTTCTTTTGCTGGGATTGTCTGTACGATGTGTTTGTACTTCTCTTTTAGAGAGTTGCCGTACTCGGTGTCGTCTGTTTCATCTTCACCGACAACTACATAAACAGGACCAACTTGCCTTTGTGATACGTCTGCTATTATGTCTTGAATTGGTGATTCGTAATTTGATATTTGCACCAGCACATTTGGAATAGGTTGTGCTTTCAAGTACATATTCCAAATCCTTAGAGAATCTTCAGGAGTTATTCCGTCTACGACTTTGTTGCTTATTATTATAGTTATCTTTTGAATGTAGCTTTGGTTACGCAAACCTTCAACTACTTCAAAATGTCCTACGTGTGGTGGCTTGAACTTACCAGGATAGTAACAAGGTCCTTCCTCTCTATCAATTTCCTCCAATATAGATTTTGCAACAAACTGTCCTATTTTAATTGGGTTAATCATACCCTAATAAATAGTTAGCCAGCTGTATCGGCATTTACTTGGAGCTTTTTTTCTATCTTTTCTCTTAGATTCTTCATATACTCCACCGATGCTTCCAGCTTTGCCAGCAGGTTAGCTTCCTCTTCTTCACTCCTATGCAACCTATAAACAAACAGTTGGTAGTTTAGATGCACTCTTGGGTCAAATGAAATGAAATCACACCAGTCTGCTTTTGCACAAATCATGTTAGAGATGCATTGATAGTAGTAATTTGGAGCTACCTTTTTGAAATCTTCGTCGCTTTCAATCATAGCATGCTTGAAATGATTAGCACTTGAGTAGGGACACTTCACCTCTATGACTCCGTTAGGTGGTAATAGACCATCTGGTGATCCTCCGTAGTAGTCGCTGTGAGCCATAAACGATGCTTTTTGAACTTCACATTCGTACTTTTCCATGTAGACATCGATAGCTGTGTCCTCAAGTTCTGTTCCCCACTCCAAAGAAGCCGGTTTATGTCCGCTAGGATGTGACATATTCACAACACCTCCCAAGGTTTCTGACACTTTTTCCAGTAGATATGTCTTAGCAGTGTCTGTCAACTTGTCATCACCTCTACCGTTACCCATGATTTTATAGATTTCTGAGCTTGTTATCTTGCCTTTTCTTGCTTGAAACCAGGCATCACTTCTTTGTTCCGCTAATAACTCTTCCATTATAGTTGCATTTTTTTCAGCAATAGGTCGCTGAATGTTAGTTGTTTTGCAGTGTGAAGAACTTTTGTCACTTCCTCAAAGCCCATATCAGATGGGTCTTTGCCGTTTAGTTCTATTAGATAGACATCTTTTCCTAGGTTAATAAGTTGTTGAGAGTAGCTGATGGATGCCTTTAGTGCGTCTCTATCCAATGCTAGATAAACAGTCTTGACATCATTTTCTACAAGCTTCATCATTAATGCCTTTGGAATTGTTTTACCGAATAATGGTACAGCATTTCTCTTTAACGCTATTGCATCAAAAGCACCTTCACACAGTATTACAGGTACTTTCCAGTTTATATAATACTCAAATCCTATCAATTCGTTCTTATTGCAGGATGGTGCATCGTATTTTCTTGCAGGATCTTTCTGAAATGATCTTGATATAAAGTAGTTGATCTGTCCCTTTTCGTTGTAGGATGGTATAATGACTGAGTTTGCAAATCTTCCTGATTCGCAGTATCCTATGTTATACTTAACTATGTCAATTTCTGTGAGACCTCTTCTCAGCAGATATGCTTTTGCTTGCCTAAGTGATAGTGTACTTTTGCTGGGATGTAGTGGTTGAAACTCTTTAGGAAGGTTTACAGTTTCGTAAGTCTTATCGAGAGTATTTCCTTTACCGTCTGGGAAGTAGCTTATCATTTCAGCTACCTGCTCACTGCTTGCGTGTAGCCTTTTCAGTAAGTAAACAAGGTTCTTACCTTTAGTAGGAGGATCACAAGTCCAGCAATGATAAAATCCACTGCTAGGATCTATCTCTAGCTTAGGTTTATGATGCTTGCAAAAGGGACAATGAAAGGCATGGTTGCCTTTAGTGGATGGCTTAGATTTACCAATAACCGTATGCAGTAATCCTAATACTAACCTTGATTTTTCCATCGTGGCAAGATACTAAATTATTCATCTTCATCAACAACATCTGTCAGATCTCTCCTAAAAAACTTTGCTAAAATATTGTCGTTGTAAGATTTATCACTCAACAAAACTCCTTCCACACACTGATAATGCATCTCCCAATAAGTCAGTTGCTTTTTGTTGAAGCAAAATCTCAGGATCTCTTTTCTAAAATGCTCAGATCCTTCATTGGAAATCTCCTCTAGAAGTACTTTGTTTGAACCCCAGTAAGTTTTCCAGTTTGTTTCTTTGGCAACCTTCTTGAATATTGGCTTCTTTCCGGGTCCTTTAAGCTCTGCTAACTCCTTTTGTGTAAGTCTCTTTTTGGTTGTTGATATTAAGGACTTTCTACCTATGTAAAACTTTCCTGTTTTGATGTTAGTTATCTTGTAAATAAACCCAATACAGCCTTTCGGAAATTTCTCAACCGAATCGTATTCGTAAATCTGACCATCTTTGTACGTAAACCAGTGATGTGACATTAGCTATCCCATTTAACTATGAAGGTTATATCGGTGTTTTCAGGGATTGGATAGGGTGTTGCTAGTTTACCAATGACTAAAAGCTCATTTTGTTCATTGTATAGACCTATTGTAGTTGCGTATGGATTGAAAGCGGATCCTGTTACAGCATCTATTAACGTACCATCCACTATCTGAGAGTTTACAGCGACACCGCCCATGGGTGCAAAAAAGGGTGCTGCTTGTGAACCAGTTACAAAACTTCTATTTTTGAATACTGTTGGGTTCTGCGAGTAGTTAAAATCATTCTCAAGTACCCTACATTTCACCTCATTTTGGTAAATTGTAGTTTCTCCGGACAGAATTAAGCTAAATGGTACGTAGGTGATTGGCATCTAATGTCTTTGTTATAATAAATACATTTGAATGGAGAATCTAACTTACCTCGTATAGAGAAAGATCACTCGGCGTCCATTCATTATATAGCTCATGTAAGTAATTCATTAAACCTAAATCCCTTACATAATGGTGTGTAAAATGGCTTTTTAGTTCCTTAATTTTCTGATCTGTAACTCTCTCCAGTATGGAAGAAACGTACAAGTCTTTGTCTTCTAAGACCTCCGTTGAAAACTCTTTCGATTCTTCTATAAAGGGAAACCAGCCATTGGTTCTTAACAAGTGTTTTTTTTCATTTACATAAAAAACATCCTCTGTCTGTAGATTATTCTCTTGTATCCATTTTCCTACTGAACAATCTTCAATCCCCCATCCTTGATCAACCATATTAGGTGTGTTTTTAATAAGCTGTACTGGTATGAAATAACCAGAACCTCCTGATGGAAATTTCAAATCGAGGTCTTTTGGAAAACCGTACATCCAATACCCATACACTTTAGTTTTATCAAAATGAGGTAGGATGTATTCCAGCATTTTTATGTTAACAATAGCATCATCATCGATAAAAACTAACCATTCGTAAGGGTCAAAGTCGTTGATTTGTTTAACGTGGTTTATTAAATAAACGGTCTTTTCTTCAGCACTGTAATAATCATCGCGTTTTGAGCCTGATATCTCCTTAAATAGCCCTGTTGGATTATCTGTGAGGCAAACATAGTCTAGATCTTTTAACCATGTTTTTAAGCAGTTTTCTACCCTTGTAGCATGTTTGTGAGTGGTCTTAAGTATAATTTTGTATTTAATGCTCATACAAGGCAGCTTTTTTTACCGACTTCGAGCACTTCTTGATAGTAGTTGTGATTACATTTGCTATCTTTTACTCTCAGCTCAGTATTGTAGGGAAACTGGTCTATGTAGGAACCTTTAAAAAAGTTGCCACCACATGAACAAGTAACACCTGCATTATGGTAAATTGCTCTCTGATCCCAATATTCAATTGGATCGGTTGCCCATGAAAAGTCCAATCTTTTATCTACTACTGTTTCATGTTCAAATAACCAAGCGTTCCATAACAAGGACCACATACCTGCTGTCCATTTTTGAATTGGTGAATCTCCTTCGTGAGTTGGTACGTAGTTTTGCTCTATCTTCTGGAAGTAGTGGTACAACCTTGCGGAATCTTTTTCAACTTTATCCCAATATTCGTAGCTGGTATTCTTAACTAAATGCTGTGCTCCTCCTGAATTTGAGTTCATGAGTTTTGGTATTTTTGGATCGATACCGACTATGCGGCACATTCCGTTATAAACATCGTAGTTTGGTTGTACTTTAGTTTTAATGTACTGGTAACCTATGTAT